CTAAGGGCTGTGCCGGGGGCGCGATGCCCTTCCGGCGACAGCCCCTTCCGCACCGGGCCGCCGCGCCGCCGCCTGCGCACCCGGACCATCTCGCCGCCGCACACGGGGCACGTCGGCGGTTGCCGCTGCCGCGTCGCCGTCCGCCGCCCGAGCGCACACAGCGGACAGGTCCACAGCGTATCCTCGACCGCGCCGTGCAGGCTTTCCCGGGTCACCGCCCGTCCGCCCGTGAAAGCCGCGTGCTCGGTCCCCGACCCCGCCTCCATGACGCCCTTCGCCACCACCACCACGGGCTCGTCACCCTGCGGCTCCTGCAGCGCCGCCGACAGGGACTTCGCCAGCCGCGCCACCGTATTCGTGTTGATCGGGCAGGGGGTGAGCGCCACCCGCGTGAGGACCGCCTGCTCGGTGGAGGGGTAGACGCGCCCGTCCGGACCCTTCGTCTGCCCGCGCCGCACCCGCCCGCCGCTGACCGAGAAGCCCAGCCGGTGACCGGACTTCAGGGCGTGCCGGGCGTCGAGCAACGCCTTGTTCTCCGGCTCGTCGGGGAGCGGCGCATCTATCCAACCGTGTAAGTAAAAAACCCACCGGCCCTGGTAGTCGCGCCCGAACCACTCCTTGAGTTCTGGGAACCGCTTTTGCGCTTCCTCCACCGGGATCAGTCGCGCCTTGTCCACCACCCCGATTATCCGCCCGTGATCCCAGTCGATCACACCGCGCTCCTCCAGGATGGGCAGGGTGTCCAGCAGCCCCGAGGCCTTGACGATCTCGGCCTCTAGGTCCACCGATTCGTCGGAGGCGATGCCCTCGATCTCCAGCCGACCGTCGGCCAACTCCACCGCCTTGGCCACGGGCAGATAGAGTAGCCAGTCTGGTGTTACCCTGCCGTCGGCCGCGACGACTTCACTCATAAGCGATCACCTCCGAAAATCAATGCGGCCCGCCGCGGGCGTGTCGGCCGGCCCCCGGTAGGCGGGCGGCGGCGGAGCTTCAGGCCCGGATAAGCGGCCGGCCCCGCCACTCCTGCGCCTGTCGGCGCGCCGCCCGCCGGTCGCGGAGGTAGCGCGCCACCCGCCGCGCCCGGTCGCGGTCCACCGCCGCCGCCAGGTACTGGCGCTCGATTGCGCGCAGCTTCGCCGGGTCGCTCTCCCTCTCCAGCAGCGCGCGCTGCCGTTCCATATCCGCCAACCGCGTCGCGTCCACTTCGTCGGCGCGGGCGATCAGCGCGTCGTCCAGAGCGTAGGCCGCCGCCAACCCGGCCTCCGTGCGCGCGAGCAGCTTCCCGACCCGCCCGACCAGCTGTTCGAGGTCCTTATCGTTGCTCATGCCGGACCCTCCACCTCTCGGGCACCCACGACCAGCGGTTCGCCATCGCTACCGCGTGCCGAAATCAGCCAGCCTTCTACCCAAACGCGCGGCTTGTTGCTTGCCTCAATGAACATCTTCGACACCCGGTCACTAGGTCCGGAGGGAAGCGGACCATCGTCGGCTACAGCCGTGACCTCCATGAGACTGACCCCCGCCTCGGGTGTGTCGTCGCGATAGTTGTGAGAGTAGCCTCTGGCCGGGACCCGCCCGAACCGCCAGCCGCGTACGAACCGTAGCCGATCTTTTCCCCTCACGCCCTCCCAGAAGGCGGCCTCCCAGGTGTGGTTGGTCCACGGCGCATCGGCGAACTTGCCCAGTGCTGCGTTCAGGGCACGGTGGATCACCGGCCCCGGCGTTTGGGCGATATTGCCGCGCTCCCTATCCCATGTGGGGCCGTACATGCCGTACTCGACGTCGATGCCGCCCGCCCAGAGGTCTATCAGTTCGTCGGCGTCCAGGCCATATCGGTCGAGCACGGCGCGCGCCCTGCGCCCCATCTTCAGTCCGTGATCGACGGCACGCCGATCGGCGTCCTCCTCGGGGGAGGGTTCGCGTAGCTTCGTGGGCCGCGTTCTTCCCGTGGAGCCGCCCTGCTTCGCCCTGAACTGCCCGCCCTTCGACGATCCCGCCGGTTCGCGGGGGTGCTGGCTCTCATCGAAGGCCTTCAGCAGCTCATCGAGCCATACCTTCATCACACGCGGCATTAGCACGGGGTGCCCGCTCATGTTGCCGCCTCCGCTAGGGTCGCCGCCGCCGTCCGCGTCTCTGCCGCCCGCGGCTTCGCGCCCACCGCCCGCTCGGTCGCGTTGCTCAGCCGTTCCGCCCGGGCCTCGCGCAGGCTGCGCGCCAGCCCGGTGTCGTCGAGCTGCTCCGTCGGCTCCATGAAGGTGCTCATCAGGCCGCGCTTGCGCTCGACCAGTTCCCGTCGGCGCCGCTCATAGGGCACGTCCGTCCCGAGAGTAATCACCCGCACATGGCCCCAGCGCTGATTCATCCTATTCTGGCGGCCGTTGCGCTGCGCCATCTCCTTCGCCGTCCACGGCAGGTCGTAATGGATCAGCCAGCGCGCCCGCTCCAGGTTGAGGCCAGTCGCCGCCGCCCCGCTGCACACGAGAATGTCGTACTGCGCCAGTTTGCGGCGCGTCGCCGCCTCCTCCGCCAGATCGCCGCTGTTGCGCCCCATATCGGCATTGAACCCCATCCGCCGCAGTTCCGTCTCCTCCCCGCTGAGGTCGCCGGTGACGACCCCCACGCGGAAGCCCTGCCGCTTCAGTTCCTCGGCCAACAGGCGCACACTCTCCAGCGACTGCGCAAAGATCAGGCCCGGAACCTGCCCGCCGTCCTCGTCGGCGTCGCGCTGACTCCGGGCGAACTCGACGACCCGCTGAATCCGCGGATTGTCCGGCGCCGGGGTGTGTTCCAGCACCCGCGCAATGGCCCGGTCGCGAGCGAACCCGACGGAGCGCCCGATGTCGTCGAGCTTGCGCGCCCGCTCCTCCGGCGACAGCCCCTCCAGCGCCTGCGGCGCCGCCAACCGCGCCAGGGCCGCGCGCCGCTCCTCGCTGCCCTCGGGGGCGCGCCGGGCCGCGTTGTAGGCCTCGATGACGCCCCGATAGGCCGTGCGCTGCGCCTCCGACAACTCCACCGGGAGGTGCTCGTGGCGCTCTTCCACGCCGGTGTCCACTTCCAGCGCATAGAAGTAGGGCGCGACCAGCCGCTGCAGGGCCTCGCGATTCGCTACGGTGTTAAGCCCATAACGCCGCCGGAAGGCCTCAAAGCCGCCCTCCGGGAACCGGTCCGGGCGCACCTTGCGCAGCAGGTCGTAAACCTCGGACACGTCGTTCTTGACCGGGGTTGCCGTGGCCGTTACGAAGAACGGCGCGTTCTCCGTAGTGGCGTCGATGACCCGCGCCAGACGCGAATCGGGCTTGCCCTTGCGGTTCAGGGTGTCGTGGCCCTCGTCCACGCTCTGGTAGTCGAAGTTCCAACCTTGGGCATCGAGCGCCGCCCGCACCGCCGCCCCCACCTCGCTCCGCGCGGCGCTGCGCAACCAGTTCGCGGCCTTGCGCTCGTCGCCCCCGAAACGCTCCTGCGCCACCGCCCAGGTGACATCGTCGCGCCACGCCTGGTGCGACACCGCCACCATCTGCCGCTCCGGGTCGGCGTAGGCCGCGCGCCGCTCGTCGCGGTCGGCCGCCGGGTCGGCGAAGTGCCGGAAGCGCCCCGGTTCGACGTAGCGGTTTATCTCGCCGCCGAACTGCGCCTGAATCTTGGGCGGGACGAGGAACAGGCCGCGCTTGACCTTATCCTGCGCGTGCAGGTCGGTGAAGGCCGAGATCATCACCAACGATTTGCCGGCGCCCGTACTGTAATGCAGTCCCAGCCGGCCCGCGCGCTCGATGGCCCGCACCCCACGCTGCTGGTGCACGAAGCGCCCCGACTGCGTGAGGTCTTCGATGATCTCCACCGGGTTGTTCGGGTCGAAGCTCGGCGCCACGTGCGACCAGACCCGCCGCAACTGCGCCTCCGCCGTCCGCCCGAGGCTCGGGCGCTGCGTCGTGGGCGCCACGTCGCTAAACAGCGGCAGCTGCATCCGTTGGGCCTTCTCCAGGATGCGCTGGGCCAGGTTCGCGACCTCGCCGGCGGCGTAGCGGCCCTGGGCGTCGCGCCGCCGCAGGTTCTCGTACATCTGGCGCAGGGCGCCGTTGTCGGCGTCGAGCACGCGGTCCAGCGCCTCCGGGGGCATGAGGCCAATCACGTGGCGCAGGGCGTTGGGCACCTCCGCCGGGGCCATGCGCAGCGCCCGCCCGGTCTCGCGGGCGTAGTGGCCGGCGAACTTCTCCGCCAGCTCGCCTTGGATCAGCGCCTGGAGCGTCGCGTAGGCGTTGCCGACCCCGCGCTGCGCGCGCACATAGCGCGTCCACGCGTTCTCGGCCGCCTCCGCCTCCTCCGCAGCCACCCGTTCCTGGAAGGCCTCGCTCTGGCCGCGGGTTATCGGCTCCGCCTCGCCGAAGATGTTGATTTGCTGGGCCACGACCTCCTCCGCCCGCCCGGCCGTCGCCGCCCGCCGCTCCCGCGTCGCCGCCGCCGAGGGGGCGGCCTCGGTGGTCAGGTGCTCCCAGAAGTAGTTCCGCAGCATGGCCTTGTCCTGCGGCGTCATCGCCGCGACGGGCGTGAACGCCACCTTGCCCGCGGGCACCTCCTGCAGCGCCCGGTGCAACGGGTCCCAGGCCGTGGCGGTGTTGAGCTGCTGCGCGTCGAGGGCGACACGCTCCGCATCGGCCGCCTCGATGAAGGGCTTCGCCAGCGCCTCCCCCACCGCCGTCCAGTTGTCCTCGGCGGCCTGCGCCGGGAAGAGGCGCGCCACCACGTCGGCGAACTGCGCCCGTTGCAGATCATCGAGATGATCGGCCTGCCATTCGGCCGAAAGCATGCGACTGCGTAGGCTGGCGGCGCTGCCGATGCCGTCGTTCGCCAGCATCCGCCCGGCGTACTCGCGCAGGCCCGCCTCCAGTTCCGCGCCGTACTTGCCCTCGATCAGTTCCTCCGGGTCCACTTCCCAGCCCTGCGCGTGCACCTGGTCGGCCTCTGAGTAGTAGCTGTCCGCGGGGCGGCGCATGAGGCCGCGCGCCAGCCAGCCCTCCTCGTCCTGGTCGCCGCGCTTGATCGCCACCATGTCTTCATACAACTGCGCCACCTCGGGATCGGGACGTTCGGCCAGCTTGGCCCAACCCGAGGGCATAATGCGCAGGTACTTGTTGGGGCCGTCCGTCTGAACTTCATAATCCTTGGGCGACAACCCCAGCGCCGCCGCGATCTGAAAGGCCTGCGGGACCGAGATCTGCCCCAGCGCCGTGTCAATGCTGTCGGGCGCGCCTTCAGCCAGCGCCGCGTTGAGGTGCCCCAGCATCTGCAGCCGGCCCAGGGTAACGCCCAGTAGCTCGCGCGCGCTGTCCAATTCCTGCAGGCGCTCTTCCTGCGCCGCCGACGCCGCCTCCAGGCCCTCCGGTCCCAACTCCCCCACGGTGCCCAAGCCGTCGAAGGCGTGTTCGGCCGCCTCCAGGTGCTGCTGTGCGATCTCTACGGCCTCGCGCGCCTTCTGCACCTGCGTGTCAATGTGATACCGGCGCAGCCCCAGCGCCACCGCCTCGCGCTCTTCCTCGGTCATGGTCCGCGCCAGGAGGTTCGCCATGAGTTGCGCGGCGGCTTCCGGACCGAGCAGGTCCAGGGCCTCACGGCGCATGGTTAGGGGCTGGTGGAACAGCGCCTGCGCGACCTCCTCCAACTGCACGTGCCGACCTTCGAGCAGATGCCGGTCGAGCGGACCGGTGGTCTCCTGCAACTCCTCAAGGCTGCTGAGGAGTCGGTCGGCGGCCGTGATCCGCGCCCGCGCCTGCAGACTCTCCTCGACGGCCTTCATGGCCTCCTCGTCGGTCATCCGGCCGATCTCCACCAGGGCGTCGCCCGCGGTGATCTTCACCACATCGGTGGGCGCCGCTTCCGCCACCTCGCGCCGCTTGGCCTCCAGCTCGCGCTGCTGCTGCTTGAACTTCTCGCGCGCCATGATAAACTGCCGCGCCTGCTCCGCGTCCATCTCTATCGGCGCCGCGGGCTTGTGTAGGCCCTGCTCCCGGAAGGGCCGGTCCTCACTGCGCGCTACCGCCGCCATCGCCTGCAGGCTGTCGATATAGTTGCGGGCCTCCTTGGCGCTCTCGATGTAGCCTTCCTCCTGCGCCTCCAGCAGGTACTCGTTGGTGGCGATCCGGCCGCGCTCGCGGGCCACGTCGGCCGAGAGGCCATTCTCATCGGCTAGTTTCGCGACGGCGGCGATGTAGCCCAGGCCGTCGTCATCCATCTCGGGCGTAGCGAGGTCCTCCGGGCGGGCGGTCCCCAACGCCTCCGCCATCTGCGCGTCGTGCTCGCCAATGATGGCGTCCTGGACGCGCTTCTCCGCCACCGCGGCCGCGCGCAGCAGGCGGCGCTCGCGCTCCCGCTCCAGGCGCGCCACCGTCTCCGCCGGCATGTTGGCCCTGACCTTCTCGTCGAGTTGCACGTCCTCCCAGCCCAGGATACCGCCCACCGTCGCCAGATGCTCGGCGCGCAGCTTGGCCTCCGCCTCCCGCAGTTCACGTAGGGTCTCCCGCCGCTCGCGTTCCTTGGCGGCAAACTCCTTCTCGGTCATGCCGCCGGCCATCGCCTCTTGCTTGCGCTTCTCTTGCCGCCGCCGCTTGGCCTGCTCCTGCTCCCGGCGGCGGGCGCGGGCCTCGGTGCGGTACTCGCCGCGCGTCTTCACCCCGGTGATGCGGCGGTAGTTCATGGCCCCGCCCGCGCCGCCCACGATGGTGCCGCTCCCACCCTCCCCCTTGGCGTCGTCCATGCGTATCAGGACCGGGTAGCCCCGCTGCTCGTCACCGTGCGGCTTGAGGGTGATCCAGCGATAGCGCGGGTCGTTCTTCCAGTCCACGTGTTCCCCGCGCGCCGCCTTCGCCAGTAGCACCGGCCGCGCGGGGCGGCGGCGGTGGCGGTCGGCCCGGATGTGCTCGACGTAGCCGCACAGCGGACACGCCTTGAGCGTGTACTCCTCGCCGTCATCGGTCAGGACCGCCAACGGGTAGAGGTCGAGGTGAAAGCAGTCCTCGCGGCGCAGGATCGGCCAGGGCAGCCGACGGGTCGTGCCGCCCTGGGCGTCATGGGCGTGCGGTTTGGCCACCAGCTTTGCCGCCATCATCTGTCCTCATTCGCCTTCTTGCGTGCCGGGTCCTGGTCCGTGGCCGCCACCCGCGCGGCCTCGTACTCCTCGCGGTAGCGCCGCACCGCCTCCGGGCCGTTGTCCTGGTAGGTATTGCCGTCCACGACGTAGTGCCCGGCGCGGCGCAGGTGGGTGACGAACTGCTCGCCCAGGGTCCCGTCGATGGTCTTGCGGGCCGCCTCGCGTAGCCGCGGGCGGCCGTCGGCGCCCTTTACCACCGCCATGCGCGCGATCAGGGTGGACGGACGACTGCGCCCCGGCGCCACGAAACGCTCCCCGACCCACGCCATATAGCCGGGCAGGAGTTCGACCGCCGCGTCCGTCCGGTCGCCGCTCCAGCGCCGCACCGTCTCCTCGGCTTCGAGGTCCAGTTGCCGCAGCACCTCCCCGGAGCGCGCCAGGTAGCCCAGGGTCTCGGGCAGGCGGAAGTCGGCAAGGGTCACGGTCGAGGCGTATTTCGGTCGGAACTGGCCGCCCTTCGGATGCCCCTTAGGGTGCCGTGGATGCGCGACCTCGTCGAACTTGAAGGACCTCGGCCCCTTGCGGAGGCGGAGCACCGCCTTGCCCAACTTGCGTTGCCGCGCGCGCGCCTGGCCGAGCAGCGTCACCACGACCTCGCGGGCATCGGCCACCTCGGCCGGGGAGAGCGCGCGCCGCATATTGCGGTGCACGTCCACCATCATCATGCCGACTTCATCGTCGTTACGCTCGCACTCCTCGCGCAGCCGCGCCACGTCGCGCTCGGACAGCGCCCACAGCGCCATCGGCTCGAAAAGGCCGGTCGCCGCGGCAATCTTCTTCACCATGACCGTAAGCGGGGCGTGGGCCTCGTCGGCGGCGCTAAAGCGCAGGTCGTCGCGTCCGAAGCGCACCGTGGGCTTCGCCATCGCCGCCGGCCGCGGAGCATCCACCGCACGCACCGGTGGCCGCCCCGCCTTGGCCTGGCCGGGACGCGGGCCGGGCTTGCCGGTGAACTTGCCGGTCACGTCGCGCGGGTGCTCGGTCTCCTCCCAATCCAAGCCCAGGGCCGCTTGGCGGGGCAACGCGACCGCTTTGGCGAAGCGTATCCAGGCCATGCTAAGTCCTCCGTGTGCGACGGCGGCGCGCCCCGGGAGGGAGGAACGCGCCGCCGTCTGCGAGCCGCCCCGGGAGGGGGTGCGTGGGAATACTAGTGTGTCGGATCGGGCGGGTCAACCGCTCCCGCCTGTTCGGCAAGTTCGACAAGGTCGGCCACGATCACCGCCAGCAGGTCCGCCTCCGCCTCCGCCTCCACGTCCGCGTCCGTCAAGCCCTTAGCAAGGGAGGTATCCCGCTTCACCCGGCGGATGTCGTAGCGCCGACGGCGCTGCTCATACCGCGGCTGCACGCGCTTCGGCTCCAGTGATCGGAAGGGCGTCCGCTGCAGTCGCGCCTGCGGCTTCCCGGCCGGTCGGGTCGCGCGCTCCAGATGGCACCGGCAGTTGGTGGTGCACCGTAACTTGCCGCTCTGCGGCACCACCCCCAGCAAGGCCAACTCCTGCGCCGAGTAGACGCCCACCCCCCAGCGCCCGCCCAACGGCACGGTGTTCGGGTTCGTGTACTTGGCCAGGTCGTCGGGCGGCAGGTCGCCCGCCAGGTAGCGGCAGTCCGAGCAGTGCTCGGCCTCCCCCACCACCCAGCGCAGGTAGCGGTCCGAGGACTGGTCGGCATAGAGGAAGCCCCACCAGAAGGCCTCGTCGCCGGCGTTGCCGTAGAGCGCCGCCCGCTGCTCGATAGGCATGCCGACGCGGCCGCCCTCGATGTCGTCGAGGAAGCGCCGGACGAAGACGTACTCCTCTCGGCGCAGGCGTAGCAGGAACTTGTCCTCGGCGGCGTCGGTGTCGCGCCAGTTCCAGCCCGCGCGCTTGCCCAGGCCGAACTGCCGGGCGTACGCCTGCCGGATCGCGGCCTGGGCTGCGCGTTCCGTGAGTCCGCGAAGCTGCTTCAACTCGGCCCGGGTCGCCCGCCGCTCGCTCGCCAGGGGAGTCTCCGCCAGCCGCTCCTGCCCGTAGCGCCAGGCCGCCGCGTAGGTTGAGTACAGGCCGATCATCTCCGCCTGCAGGTCGTCGCGGGCCTCGCGGCTGTGCAGGAGCGCGCGCGCGGCCTCGGCCTCCAAGTCGGCCAGGTCGCGCCCACCGGTGGCCGGGGCGCCGGGTTCCACAGCCTTGAATAGCGCGTCGTCCATAACGCCGCCCCCGGCCCTCTTCAGTGTTTGTCCTCGAAGTAGCGCGCCAGCAGCTCCAGGATTCGGTTCAGCTTGCCGTCGAGCGCCTCCTGGATTCCGTCCACCCGGTCGCGCAGGTAATTCAACTTTTCGTCGGTCAGCTTTTGGCGGTCTTCCACCCCCGCCACCCGACGGTCCAACCGGAACCACGCCGCAATCGGACCCGCCACCGCCGCCAGCACCGCCGCCACCAGCAGCACCCGACCGCCCCACTCGTCGCACATGGTCCAGAAGTCCTGTGCCCAGGCGATGCCAGCCATCATGAGCACCACGTAGGCGATGAGCATCGCCCGGGTCGCCGCCCGTCGCCTCCTGGTCATCGGCCCTCACCCCCGCCGGTTAGGGCGCGCAACCGGTCCCGCAGCGTCGCGGCCCATCCCCCCAGCCGCGCCAGCACGCGCCGCAGAACCGCCGCCTCGCGATCGCGGTCGTCTCCGGCCACCGACTTGCGCACCTCCGGCGGCATGAAGGCCGCCTTCAACTCGTCCAACTCAGCGGGGCCGGGGTAGCCGCCCTCTCCGGACGGCTCCTCGTCGCCGCGCAGGCTTCCTCCCGCGGCGACGCCTCCCGGCCCCAAAGCGTCCATCGCCTCGGGTGCCTCCTTGTCCTCGGCGCCGAACCCCGGCAGGCCCATGCCCCCGCCCATCATGCCCTCCAACCCGCCCGGCCCGCCCGGACCGCCCTCCCCACCGCCCAGCACCGCCCCCATCTCCAGCATGTAAACCTGCGGCACCACAATGCCGGGCGCATCGGGCCACCGGGCGTACGGCGACTTTCCACGCTCATCCATCAGGTGCTCGTATATCTGGCGCGTGACCCGCGTGCGCTCCGCCACGTCTCCCTGCAGTACCGGCCACTGCTTCACCACCCTGGTCTCGATACGCCGGTACAGGTCGAGGTCGAGCGGGTCCTTGATTTCCGGTTCGTTGCGCTCGGCCAGCGCCTGGTTGACGGTAAGCATCCCCAGGTTGAGGCGCGTCTGGATATCCGCCAACTCGCGGCTCTCGTCGCGCTCGCGCAGGTTCTGCCAGCGCAGGGCCAGGTTTCGGTCGATGGGCCAGATGACGGTCTCATTGAGCCAGTTTTCGATGAAGCTCATGAGGGGAACGAAGCCCACGTCCTCGCCCTGCAGGATGCGGGTGGTCGGGTCCGCCTCGGTCAGCGCCCCGGCGCCGCTCTGCCGGAAAGACTGAAAGCCGATCTCCTCTGCGGCCATGCCGAAGGCGGCGCATATCGCATTAACAAGCCAGCTGATCCACTTCTCCCAGAACATGCTCAGGTTTGCGTCGTTGCGCACCCCGATAAACTGCGCCAACGCCTCGGGGTCGTCGCTGAACAGCAGGGGTAGCTTGTGATACTGTCCGGGGCCGCCGACGCCCTGCACGATCTGCTGGCGGAACTGCTCCAACCGCTCCTGCTTCCAACCGCCCTTGAGGAACAGGAAGCCGGCCGGGATGTGCGAATGCGTGAAGTACTCGACGTTGAACGAGACCCCCGCCGCCAGGCCGGTGACCAGCTCGATCAGGTACTCCAGCTCACTCCGCCCGTAGCCGGTGGTCCACTGGTCGGAGCGCGGGTTGCGCGCCAAGTAGGCGACCTCGTGTGCCGCGAACTCGCGACAGATTTGGCCGCGGTCATCGAGTTCCACCCAGGCCACATGCTGCCCCAGTTCGGGGCGGATCTCCGCGGTGTAGGCCTCCGGACGGACCGAACCCACCGGGAGTAGCCGGCCGCCGGCCCGCCGCTCCAGTTCGGCTACCTCCTGCGGGTCGCGGTAGGTGGGCTCGGCGCTGCGCAGCCGGTGCCCGGCCAGCGGCCCGATCCACACCGGCGGGTAGGGGCTGCCGTAGCCGATCGCCTCGGGGTTCGCCTGATAGGCCGGATGCTCGCGCACGACCCGCGGGAACTCCTTGCGGAATGCCGCCGCGTCGTAAATCAGGCTGTCCTCCACCATGAGTGCGATGAGCTGGTCGAAGCGCAGGGCCTTCTCCTCGCCGTTGCCGTCCCAGCGCGCGATCTGGTGGTCGGTGACGCGCGCGTAGGGGATGCCGCCCCACTCGATGATCTGCGTAATGGCCTCGATTTCCTTGCGCAGTTGCGGCGTCACCGGTGTGTTCGGGTCCTTCGGCTCGATGACGAAGCCCACGTCGGAACGCGAGCGGGGACGCTGACAGAAGGCGCGGGCTTGACGGATGCGGGCGTTGATAGCCACGCGCACCAGGTGCAGCTGCGACATGCGGTCGAGCACGGCGTAGGTGATCCCGGTCGCCTTTACCGGGTCTTTCACGCCCTGGTAGGTGCCCAACGCCCACAGGGAGGGAATGATCCGGTGCGGGGTGCCCGTGGGCTTAGCGCCGTCGCCCAGGCCCTTGACCAGCTCCAGCCGCGGGTCGGCAAAGCGCGGCCCCTCCCCGGTGTTGGCTGGCCCCAGGGCGTCGGGGTCGGGGGTGACCGGCAGGGCGCCGGTGCGCGCGGTGAGTTCCGCCAGGCGCTTGGCGTCCGCTTTGAGATTGTAGGTCATTGCGCGCGCCTCCCGTGGGGGGCGTCGGTGATCTTCAGCATCTCGGTCATCACGTCGGGTTTCCGACCGACTCCCCCACCGTCCCGGGCAGGCCCAATCGCCGGCCCAGGCTCTTGACTTCCTGCACCGCGGCCAAGAGTGCGGGCGAAGCTTCGCGCCGGCCAGGCCGCCGGACTCTTCACCACGATATCCTGCGTCACTGCCGCACCTCCTGTTACCAGTCCAAGGGCTTCGGGGCGCCCACGACGCCCTCCGGCATCGGAATGTAGCCGGGCCGGATCACGTGGGTCCGACCGGTCTCCTCGTCGGTCACCTCGCGCTCCCCGCCGTCCAGCGGGATGCTGACGTACTGCGGCCCCTGCGCCCAGGTCTGGTAGAGCGCGCGCGCCACGGTGGCGTAGTTGTGCGCGTGGCGGAAGTGGTCGGGGCCGGTGTTCTGCCAGAAGGCGCGGGGCTGGCCGTGCGCGTCCGTCTCCACGCCGCGCGCCATGTTGCACATCTCGGTGATCAGCGTCTTGCGCAGCTCGGCGGGCAGGGCGCAGAAACTGTCCTGCCCGGCGCGCACCCGCCGGGCGCTCACGTCCAGCGAGGCCGTGCGGTCGATGTTCACCAGGTCGGCGTTCTTCTTGCGGTCCACGGTGAAGATGCCCTCGTGCGTCGGCTTCTTCATCGGCATATTCGGGTAATAGGCCAGATAGACCCGCCCCGGAAACTGCTTCTGCAACTCACGCGCCTTGGAGGTCTCGGGCAGGGCGTCGATCACCAGGCGCTCGATGTTGAACAGGTGCATGAGGTCGGCGAGCCGGTCCCAGCCGCACACCTCCACGTGCACGTAGGCCGCGCCGCCGTCGGCGTCGTCCATGCCGATCAGCACGCGGTGCCGGTCCTCGGCGTTCGACTGATCGCACCCCGCCCACGTCGGCTGCTCGCTACGTTCCAAGGCCGGGAACCCCACCAGCGCCCGGACCATGATCTCCTCGGTAATCCCCAGCGTGCCGCTGCTCTTGGGCAGCCCCAGTATCTGGTTGAAGAACAGTTCGGGGAAGTCGGTGTACTCGGCCTCCCCGAAGGCCGCCGCCACGCGCGCCGCGCTCCACAGCGGGTGCAGCATCCGCCCGAAGTGGTACATGCGCCACGTCGGGCGCCCCTCGGTCACCGTGTCCACCCAGCGCCCGGCGCAGATGGTGGCGCGGGTCAACTCGTGGCCGCGGGCGCACACGTAGATCGGCTCCGGCGCGTCCAGGGCGATACTCTCAGGCCAGGTCAGCGGGCGCTCGTCCCGGCAGGTCGGGCAGCGCACCAGCCACTCCGACTGCGAGGACTCGCGCCACAGCGCCGCCATGCCGAAGCCGGGGATGGTGGGTGTGCCCACACACAGCCGGCGGCCGTGCACGCTGGCCGCCAGGCGCGACTTGTAGAGCGAGAGGATGTCGGGGCGGCTGAAGTCCACCTCGTCGTGGACCAGCATGTCGGCCGGCTCCGAGATCGCCGCGCTCTCCGCCTGGCCGCCGCGGAAGAACACCACCGAGGAGCCGCCCTCCGCGTGGCGGAAGACCTTGACCTCCGCCGAGTCGATGGTGCCCCGGAGCAGTTCGGCGAGATGGGGCGAGGCCTCGATGGCCGGCTTGGCCCGCGTGCGCGAAAAGTCGTAGACTGCGGTCTGCGTGTGCATGGTATAGATCACACGCACCCGCTCGGTATCACAGAAATGGTAGACGTCGGCCAGCGCGACCGTAGTTTTACCGACCTGACTCCCGCACATGAGGCCCTTCTCGACCGCGCGGTCGTCCATCGGTTGGCGCATGTGCGGGAAGCGCTCGAAGTCTAGGTGTTCGCCCTTCTCGGTGCGCATGTGCTCGGCGGCCCACTCCGACACCGGGACCGCGGCCCGGCGCCGGGCGGTGAGGCGGCCGCGGGCCACGTCCAGGGCGACCTCGGCCGCCGCCGCCCCGCCGACCTGAGCGAGCGAGCGTTGCGCCGCAGTTACCATCGTGCTACTCCTTCATCCGCGCCGCTATGAAGTCCAGCACCGCCTCGGCCTCGGCCGGGTTGGAGACACACTCGGCCAGCGCGTCACCCAGCGCTTCCATCAGCTTCTGCAGCTGCTCATCGTCCAGGCGCACGTTCACGGTCACGCCCTCGCGCGCCTGTCGCAGGCGCTCATAGACTTTGCCGGCGGTGTCCGCGCAGCGCAGCAGGTAGTACGGGTCGGGGTTGACCTCCACCGGGCCGTCCTTGGTCGGCACCGTGAGCGGCCGGGGCCGGCCGGTGGCCGGGTCAACCGTCAGCTGATCGGCGAGGAAGACCCGGAACAGCACGCGGTCCTCGAAGTCCAGGTTGGGGCCGAGGGCGGCCTTGAACTCCTCGAAGCCCACGACCATGCTGGGGTCGAAATACTTGCTCCGTTCCCCGTGCTTGAAGTTCGGGTGGTCGGCCCCGCGCGGCGAGCAACCGGCGTGCAGTTTGCAGCGGCCGTCGCCGGGATGATCCGTGCCCCAGCCCGCCGGCTTCCGGCAGGGTGTGCCTGCTCTGGTTTTTGCGCCGCACTTGGGCTTCGCCATTTCGTCATCATGGAGGCTCACGCGTACACCCCGCCTCCAAGGAGTATCGCACCGTTTATACCGCCGACCCGAGCCGGTCGCGCGCGCGCTCCTCCATCAGTCGCGCATACTCGGTGGGCGTCATGCCGGGGGCCGGCGCGACCGGACGCACGACGCGCAGGGTATTGTCGGGCGGCGGAGCCGAGGGGGTGAGCGCGGGACGCACGACCGCCCACGGTTGCAGGCCGAAGGCCTTGCGCAGCGAATCGCGGACCTCCGGGTCGAGAACGTCGCCGAGGAAGATATCCACTCCGGTCACCCCGTACACGCGGAAGACCCGCCGGGGGTCGGCGGGCCTGTCGGGAGGCACGGTGCTGGTGTCGATGTACGGCGCAGTATAGCGAACTCGCTTGAGGCTGTCAAGCGCGCACTGACAGTTTCGTGATTCTTGGTACACTTTGCATCAGTGACCGCTCGGGCACCTAGACGGTCGGGGTCATCGCGTCACCGTCCGTAGGTGCGTTCCAGTGCCCGCGCGTGGGCCTGGGCGGCGCTGTACTTGGCCATGGTCTCGGCCGCCAGTTGGTGGCCCGACGGCATGATAGGCAGGCCCGTGTTGCCCATGACGATCGCGGCCGCCTGCGAGGGGTAGAGGCCGCTCTGCACCAGGCTCTCATAGGCCACCTGAGCGCTGATCACATCCCACGGACTGCGGCCGTACCGGCGCGCCACCGCCACCGCGGTCTGCCAGGTGGAACGCGGCACCGCGTACGGCTGCCCGGCGACAACGAAGCTCAGCACGATGGGGTCCTCGTCGGGAAGCTCGCCGGGCGTCGTGCTGTGCAGGCGACCCGTGGCGCGCGCCAGTTCATCCTGCGACCGAATGGGCCGCCCGTTGACCGTCAGGTGCTTCTCCGCCATCAGCCGGCCCAGGGGATCGTCGTCAGCGGTCGCCGGGGCCGGGGCCGGTGCGCTGCCCGCAGCGTCGCCGACCTGGACAGGTTGCACCACCAGCGCGGCAGGTTCGGCCGCCGCCGCCAGAGGTGACGCCGGCGCTGGCCTCCGCCGCGGCGTGTCGATGCCGACCTCAACGGCGAGCACCGCGAATGCCAGGATGCAGACCGTCGCCAGCGCGCCTCCCCACAGCCGGTGACGTCCGCGCCGCTGCCGCTTTCTCGTCATGCGCGCCATGATGCTCAACCTCCCGGGGCACCGCTCACGTAGTCACTACGAGGCGTGCCCTTCCTCTACCTGCCGCTCCCGCGGCTTCGTTATCCGACGATGCTATTATAGCATATCGGATAAGGGATGTCAAGCGTTCGCGCAGATTACTTTTTCGGGTTCGGGGGAGAAGAAAAAGGCGCGCCCCGACCACGGGAGGGGAAGGTCGGGGCGCAACGAACGCCGCAAGGGAGAAGCGGGTGCCGTATCTATAATATGCTCTCCGCTCTCGGCCGTCAAGCTCTTGCTCTTCAGCCCCCCAGCAAACGCAGGATGCCGCGGGCGGTGGCCCAGACCAGACCGATGGTGACGCCTAGCAGCAACGTCGCGAGCAACCACAGCACGACGGCCGTTAGGATCGACTGGAAGACTTCGACTCCGTTGTAGACTTGCTTATTCATCCTGCGCGGTCTCCTTCCGGTGCGTCGATGCGGTCATCCTCATCGTTCTGCGTTCCCCTTCGCCAACATTTTGCGCCACGATGCTCCCAATACAGAGACCCTCAGTAGAAGTCAAGCGTCGCGGAAGAAAGTCGCCGCCGCCGCCGTACCGCGCAGCCCGAGGTCGCCGTTCTGGCGCAGCACGGCGCGCAGCAGGAATGATTCGGCGCGGGTCAGGTCGTCGATCATAGCGGGAGGGCCTCCTGAGCCGGTCGTGTGGTCTCCGCGTGCGCGATGCGCGCTCGTGCGATGGCGGCGAAGTCGGCGTCGAGTTCGACGCCGACGAAGTTCCTGCCGATGCGCGCGCAGGCCACCCCCGTGCTGCCCGACCCGCAGAACGGGTCAAGCACGGTCTGCCCCTCGCGGGTGGCGAGGGCGACGAGGTAGGCGCAGAGCGCGGCGGGCTTCGCGGTGGGATGGGTGTTGCGGCTAACGACCGTCGGGCCGAGCTTCCCAGCATTGTTTTCGGCGTTCCTTCCGAGCAATCCACCAGCAGGCTTCTCCGCAAACCCCTCCAGCCCGGCCTCTTTCTCCGCCCTGCTCGGCTTCGGCGCGTAGACCAACCCCGCTTCGAGCAGGTCGGCGGCGGCGTCGGGGAGGCCGAGGCGCTCGCACCAGGCGTCGAGGTCGCAGTAGCGTTGCAGGTCGCCGAGCAGGTCGGCGTAGGACAGGAGATTGGAGGGCGAGCGGCCTGCGGAATGTGCGGGGATCGGTTCCATATCGCAATCGTGCAATGCTGAACCCGGCGCCCATTCCCGCGAGGTCCTCCGCGTTGACTTCCCCCACGGCGCGACGCCAGACCCCTGTCCTTCGTCAAACGGCACCCTCGCCTCCTCCACATTCCACGCGCCGACGCCATGCGCGCGCAGGTTCGCGAGGTAGCTGCCCTCGCGCGGCTTCTGCGCGTGCAGGATCGGGTAGGCGAAGGGCTTGAGCGGGGCCACGGAGCCGCGCAGGCCGTCGAAGCGCGCGGCGTCGGGAGTGCTGGGGGCGGTGATGGTGCGGTCGCGAATGTCCTTTGCCTCGAATGTCACTGTGCCCGCGTCGCGCTCACCTTTGCCGATGTTTCTGTGCTTCTCTGGGTCCCAGCCCCACTTCCAGAAGTCGCTATCAGGTGGCATCTGATAGTTGCCCGTCTTCACCCTCACCCCCGGCGGCCTGCTCGTATCCCAGCCCTCCGGCACCTCGCACAGCACCGCCTCCCAGTGCGCGCGCTGCTCGGCGGGAGAGGAGGGCCAGTGCGCGGCGAGCAGGCGAGTGAGGAGATCAGGCCCCCTCAAGTCGCCGCTTCGCTGTTCGGAATACCAAGGCCGTTCCTGCCCTTGCGCTTCGTAGTAGTAGGTGCCTGTCTCGCGTGTCGCTTCTGGCGAATAGCACCCGCCCACCGCCGCGCTCTCCGCCTTGCGCCGCTCCTCCGGCGTCACCTCCGCGCCCACGTAGGACAGCCACGCGCGGAAGGCTTCCTTGTCGGCGATCTTCGCCACGTCCACGCTCTTCGGCATCCCAGTCAGGCTCACCCAGCAGAGAAGCTGCGACTCGTCCACCTCGAAGCCAGCGCGCTTGAGCGCCATGTACAGCCCCGCCACGCACCCCACGCGCTCGCTGCTCATGATGAGGATATGCGCGCCCGGCTTGAGCACGCGGAAGCACTCATTCCAGATTGCCTGCGCGGGGAGGTCGGCATCCCACTCCGCGCCCATGAAGAGCAGGCCGTGGGGAGGATCGGTCACCACCGCGTCGATGCTGGCCTCGGCGAACCCGCGCAGCACCTCCGCGCTGTCGCCCTCGTGAACCTCCCAGGTCATAGCGGGAGGGCCTCCTGTCGTGGCTCGGGCGCGAACTTCCCGACCTCGTTGCCGAAGCTATCCCAGCCGGGCCGCTCCTGCCGCGCGAAGAGTTCGAGGTAGGGTCCGGGCATGAGCCGTTCGATGCGCTCGTATACCTCGTCGGGCTTGCGGCTGTGCTCGCGGCGCGGGGCCACGATGACCGAGTGAACATCCGCGTAGAGGCGCTTCGGCGCCCCCCGCGTGGCGAGCAGGCACGGCTCCGGGTTGGCGCGCGTGTAGTAGCCCATGCCCCACGCGAGACCGTTGCCGTTCGCGTTGGTCTTCACGAAGACGAAGCCGAGGGTCTTGTAGGTGAAGCCCCACGCCTCTATGACTGCGAGGCACCTCTCCAACATCGGCCACGTGACCCAGCACAACAGGGCGCAGTCGTCAGCCGCGAGGTCCGTTACGCCAAGGGCAGCGATGGCCTCCCACGACATGAGACCATACTTCGAGGAAGCGTTCCTGCTCGACCCCTCCGCCCACACCTCGTAATGCCACGGCGGGTCAGCGAGTATGACGCCGTAGTGCCCGCGCGGAATGTCTGCGAAGTCGGTGTAAATCATGCTCGTTGCCTCCCTCGCATCCGTTCCAGCACGCCCTCGACCGTCGCTTCCTTGCGCCCGATGGCCGCCATCACGTCGTGGTCGACGGTCTCGCCGCCGCCCGCCATCGCGAGGAGCTGGTAGAAGAAGACCGTTCGCGTCTGCCCCGGTCGGCGCAGGCGCGCCCGGCTCTGCATGTACTCGCCGTAGCTGAACCCGAGCGAGTAGTAGACGCCGTAGCGCGCGGCGGTGAGGTCGATCCCCATGCCGCCCGAGGCGATCTGCACCGCGGCCACGGCCCCCGGCTCCGGCGCCCACACCGCGCCGATGTCGTTGCGCGTCCCGCTCAGCTCGCACGATGGGCGCTTGAGCGTGCGCGCCACCTCGTGGACGTTGGCGAGGTCGGCCTTGAACCGGCAGAACACGACGACCGGCTCCGCCGCGTCCACGTCGACGAGCAGTTCGGCGAGCGCGTCGCGCTTGGCCGTGCCCACGCGGCGCAGGGGCGCGTCCGGGCCGCTTCCGAGAGTAATGCCTGTCCGCCAATGCGACTGCCGGTGGGTCGGCCCGATGGGATGGTTTCCACAACACCGGCGCACCGCCTCTGCGCATCAAACGTAGTCGCTGTCCTCCTCGATGGTTCCGGAACCCTTGCCCGCCTTGAACCCCAGTGGCCGGGTCCCGTCACCGCCGGCACGGCTGGTCTGGTGCAGCACCACGTAAAACTGGTTGCCATTGCGTGCCGCGGACTTCAGCGCTCAACCCTGTTGCAGCAGCATCCGCCGTAACTGGCGCTGCGCGTTGCGATAGTGTGCCCGCACCGCGCCCTCGGTTATCGTCCCGGCTCCCTCCCGCGCGTTGATACGGGCCGCAATAGTGGCGGCGTTCAGGCCGCCTATCGCCGTCAACACCCACACCTCGCGCTGACGTTCGCATAAGCAATCTAAGATATCGCGCTCCCGCAGGCGCAGGCGACGCTCGTGCTCTTGCATCGTTGCGTCTATCAGGTCCTCCAACGGAGTTTTCATCGTCTCCTCCGTCTCCTCCACGCGCTCGTACTACCGTCATGGCCCTTATGGGCCGGTCGCCGGACGGGCGAGAGGTTTACGGTTCCTCGGGGCGCCGGTCACCGTGCAGGTAGGCGTCGATTTCCTCGTGCACGATCGGCGCGATCCGCCGCATGATGCGCCGACACACCAGCGATATCTCGGCCTCGCGGGCCGCCGCGCTGCTCAGGACGCTCACGGCGTGGCTCAGCTGCGGGTCGCCCAGGAGCGGCTCGGCACAACCGCGCGACCAGTCTATTTCCGGGACGCCGCGCACCCACAGCGGGGCCGTCTCGCCTCGGGCCAGCGCCTCCATGCGGGCGAGAAAGGCCATGAAGCGGCAGGCGTGCTGGTCGCGCACGTAGGGGACCTCGACGGGTTTACGCTCGGGCATCGTCATCCCACCGTTGCCCGCGG